CGAAGGGCGATCCGTTACTACAGCCATGGATGGAATCCGATATGCACTCAGTGCCAGTCCATTTTCGTATCGTTACACTACCTCCGGAATACAACATCTGTATTCCGGGCAGCGTCACGAATTTTCGTCATGGCCTGTCGCACCTGATGCATTCCTTGTTAACCAGGCTACAGCCAGAGCCCAACAGAAGTTCGCTAAGAAAGTCCGTAGGGACTTCACCACCTTCCAAGGTGGTGTAGCCGCTGCGGAAATGCGAGAAACTGTTAGGATGCTGGCATCGCCGACAATGAGACTGCGCAAAGAGTGCTTTAACCTACTCGAACAGATGCTCACTCTTAAGCGACGGTTCCGGAGACGGGACCAACGCGGTTTAGAGGAAAGCATCTCTCGTGAGAGTAGGCGGGCACTCGCTTCATTGCGTAATGCTATTGCCGACACATGGCTTGAATGGTCTTTCGGCGTTAAGCCTTTGATCAATGACAGCCAAGATGCGTACATGGCACTTCAGAAGATGCACTATGGTCGACGGGTTGAAACCCTTAGATTTAATGCATCCGCCGTAGCTGAGAAGGCGTCTACCAAGACCGCTAACTTAGTCTTAGGCATTTACCCTGGAGCTGCCGGGTCCGTAACGGTCGATGAACGTATTCACGAAAAGGTTGAAGTAACCTTTAAAGGCGCCTATGTTTATAGACGCCCTGACGGGAATATCGCACTTCCGGATCTATTCGGGGTGGACCTGAGTTCAATCGCACCTGCGACCTGGGAAGCAATTCCTTGGTCGTTCTTTGTGGACTACTTCACAGATGTGGGTAGTGCGATCGAGGCGGCAAGTATAAGGTTAATTGAATTTGGCTGGGTTAATGTGACTACTCGAAGTAGCACAACTCACAGCCACGTCAATCCCCGTACTCTTGCGTACTTACCAAGCGCCGAGTTCTGGTGCCCGTATCCGCATGTCGCCAAAGTGTCAGTACATAAAGTCCTCCGACAAGCTGGTTTCCCTGCGATGGCTCCATATGTCCCGCAATTTGAAGTTCCTGCTCTCTTAGATGAGAACGGGAATATTTCTAACAAATGGCTGAACATATCGGCGCTACTCAATGGTATCCTTAGCTTGAAGCGCTAAGGTTAGTCGGGGTTTACTCAATCTCAATAATCCTATTGGACCAAATAAACATGACTATTAGCACCCTTTCTAGTCCGGTTACCGGCGGCGCACAGACGGGCTTGACCAGCCCCACCTATACGCTGACCGCAGACACAGCACCTGATAGTAACGGACGACAGTGGGTTGTTACCGCACTTGGCGGTACCCAAACTGGCGTCTCTACTCACTCGGTGGCCTCGCCCTTCTCGCTGACTTTCTGGCGGCCGAAGATTGGTAGAATTCTCGGCAACCCGAACATCAACACGGGGGTGATCGCAAATGTCCCGAAAAACACGTACAAGTGGATTGTCCGCAAGGGCGTGGCGCCCTTGGCTGGCCAACCCATTCAAACTGCAGTTTTTACCCTGCAGTGCGACGTGCCGGCGGGTTCGGACACGGCTGACGCGGAAGATGTTCGCGCAGCCCTGTCCTTGCTCATTGGTGCCGTTAACCAGATGTCTGCTGGTACTGGTGACACTCTGTGTAACGGCGTTATGTAACAGCCACCTGGCTGCTACATGGATCGACAAGGAGTCGATCTTAACCTTGTTAAGGATGATCCTTCAACCTTAGGAGGTTTCCAATGAGCGCACAATCTGCAGCAGAAAGCTTGATTACCGAGTTTGTATCCTCACCGGAGTTCCAAGCCGGACTGCACGAATATTGTCAGTCTGGTTCGGTCCGTTCGGATAACCTGCTCGGAATCCTGCGGCAGTATGTGTCTTCCCCGTCTTGTGAAGTGGCGCACAGAAACTTCTGGGCGTCACCTAGCAAGCAGGGACCCGAAAGTGAGTTCGTCGACAACGACGACACCAATCAATCCAACTAATCGAGAATCTGCAATGAAGACGCAAAATCCGACCCCCGTTGATGGGGCGAATCTTACTCTCAACCAGTACTTTGTTCTTGTAACAATACTGGAACAGTTGTGGATTCAAGAGCAGGAGAGAAATACTGCAGTAT